CCGTAGGCGTCCACTGTCCGCCTGTGATATCGACCTCGTACGTCACACCATCGCCGTAGTCGATAGTCAGCACATAGCGGTCTGCGCCGTCTACTGTCAGCCCTTCGACCGACACGGGACGGGCATTAGTTTCACCGACGTAGCCCAGCATGGCTGTGCTTAGTGTTACGTCATAATCTGCATTTAATGTTATCGTCATTTAATCACCCCTCTTTACTCTATTGCAATATAATCAACATAGTATGTTCCTGTTGGCACGGTTCCTGTTGCCCCATCTCCCATGCAGACACTAAGATAATATGACGTTCCTGACCCATAGACGTGGGTGCAGTAGTTCTGATATGGTGTTGGTGCACCTGTCTGCCGTAGCGTTGCTATTACCTGTTTAGGTGCAAAGGTCAGTCCAAGCGGTATCTGCATCAGCGCATTTGCTCCCGTCATCTTGTGTTCCACAGTGCCATAGTGTATCTTGCCGGCTCGGCTCAATATCTCATCGATTTCTTCACCTGCGTGTTGCATCGGATAATCGTTTTCGGTGATATCCTGCGCCAATGTCAAATTTTCATCAGCCATTATCTCGCCCCCTTTTTAAAGCTGTTCTTCTACCGACAGACCTACCGCAGAAATATCAGCACTCAGTCCGCCGTCAAAAGTAAATTCTAAATTTGTTATTGGTATGTCATAGCTGTCTGCACCGTTGGTGTAGGTCACCACGTCACCTATGTCGAAACGTGGGTCACCAAGTCTGTGGTATAGCTCAGTGGTGTACCACGAAAATCCACCTATCCTGCGCCACAGAGATTGTAGCAAAGACTCTGTCATGTATGGATTTTCAAACTCTAAAACTCTACCCTGCGTTGTATCTGTCACACCAAGCGACAGCGTTACATCATCACTCACTTTGCAGATAATGCCCACGATAGCGTTCTGCCTTTCAGACAGTGTTGGCAGGTCTATTGTGTTGTTATCAAGCGTTTTCACGCTCGAGCCGTACCATTTTCGGACGTACCGCCCGAAGCGGTCAACATACCCGAACTGCCCCTGAGCTGAGGCAAGGTAAGACAGCATTTGCCGCATGGTCACGTCTTTTGGCACAGAGCCGACCTTGAAGTAGAAATACTTTGAGTACAGCAGTCTGCCTTTGTTATCTCTTAGCCGTCTGCCGTTCTTATCACGCAGCAGCCGCACCCGTGTATAGTCATTGCCGTTTTGCAAGCCCAATTGTCTGCATATGTCGTCTTCAACGGATCTATTCCAGTTTGGCATAGGGATATGCGGCACATATGGTTTGTCGGAAAAATATAATCTGTCCGCCATTGTCAGCTGAACACTGCCGCCCGACTTTTTCGACTTCACGCAGGTGAAACGTCCCATTGGTATTTTTTCGTCGCCAAGCATCTCTCCAAGCTTGCTTATCTGCTCCACTGTCAGCTTTGAAAGCTCAGCGTAGGTGTAGGATTCTAGGGTGGAGTAGGTGGTAAATGCCGAGCTGTCTTTCATATACAAACTGAAAACATACTCATTCCCAAGATACTTAGTTCCGTCGTCAACCAGTTCCGCCGTCACACTCTGAGAGCAGACAGCTCCAAGCTCTATATCATCACTTAGAGAGGTTGATTGAATGTCTGTCTGAACGTTCTGAATGCCGTCATATGCCACAGGTTCTCCGCTCTGAACGTCCTCTATCCACATACCCCACAAGGCTTTGTAACTCTCTATCCTGCTTGTTATCTCATTGCTTGCTATGGTGTACATATGCCCTCCTAACGTTCTGCGAATGTGACAGTACAGCTCTTGTAATACTCACCACCGTCAAGTCTGACAAGCCCCTGCGGTACATAGTCGCTTGCGTTGGCAGATATAGAATAATACTTGCCATTGTGCCAAAACTCCAGTTCTGCAAAGTCGGGTCCGTCCTCGATAAGGGATTGTATCTCGGCCGAATCTGCGACAGGAAGCATTGTCCACTTGCAAGGCAGTTTATATTTGCAGAACTTTCTTGCACCCACAAACAGACCTGTTGTATTCACTCGTCCTGAACCTGCCGTCCATTCGTAACAGTTTACAGGGCTCCAGCTATCAGGGTCAGGGTCTGTCACCCACACGCCGTTTATCTTTAGCAATGTTCCTGTCAAAATGCACTCACTCCCGTCTTACGTTTATACTGATTGTTGCTGTCCTGCATACACTTGAAAAGCACCTTGCTGTCAACTGTTCCGAAGAACACAGGGTCATAAGCTTTCAGCCAATCAAGTATAGCGTTCAGCACCCTTAACACCTCGTCAAGCTTGCCGTTATCAAGCATACCTTGCAGTTTGCTCAGCGGTGAGATCACCTCCGGGTCTGCCTTTGCGTTCCTGTTATCGCCCACCATTGCAAGGGTCGGTGCTGTCGCAATTCCGCCTGTGGCAAGCTTTGGTATCTCAGGTATGCTTATTGTGTCAAGGTCAAAGCCAAAGGTTTCTCCGCCTATGCCAGGCACCCAATCAGGCACATCAAAACTCAGGCTGTTAATGCCGTCGATTATCCAGTTGACCGCACTTTCAATAGCACTGGTCATTTTGTTTACTGCACCGATAATTAGGTTTATAGGTGCTTTCACAACGCTGTAAAGCGTATCCCACACGCCTTTAAAGATCTTCTTTACACCCTGCCAAGCCTTCTTCCAGCTACCTGTGAAAATGCTCTTGACGAACATTATAATGCCGTTGAGAATGGTCTTTACGCCTCCGAAAGCGTCTGAAAAGGTCTTTTTGAACCACTTGCCTATGCCCTTGAAAACGCCCTTGACAGCATTAAGAAGCTTCGTGAATATCTCTTTTATCTTTGCAATACCCTCAGATACGGCATTGTACAGACCTTGTATAATATATCCGCCCATTTCAGCCATTACCTTGCTAGGGCTGTGAATACCAAAACAGTTCTTGAAGCCCTCAATAAATGGTGTAAGAACATGGTCATAAAGCCAAGTGCCTATACCCTTGAAAGCGTCAACAATACCTGTGAAAAGTCCCTCAACGATATTTCCACCACAGTCCTGTATTTTCTCTGTAAAGTAGTCACGGATACTGAAAACAGCGTCCTTGATAAAGCCCCACAGCACCGATACCGCACCGCCTATAGCTGAGCCTATCGCCTTGAAAAGCTTTGTGGCAATGCCGCTCCAATCTATTGTAGAAATGAACGTCCACAGCTTTTCACCTATGCCCTGCCAATTCACAGTTTGCAGGAAGTTTATTGCCGTATCAAGCAGACCTTTCACGCCCTCAGAGATAGTCGTTCCTGCCTTGCCCCAATCAATCTCATCAAACCAGCCGTTCACAGAAGTGCCTATGGACGAGCCAAAGCCCGACCAATCAAAGGTGGTAACGAACGAATAAAGATAGTCGATGATAGCTTGCCATTTTGAAGCAAGGGTCTTGCCGATAAGCGACCAATTCGTTTTCTTTATACCGCCGTTAAGAAAATTAGCCGTACCCTTGCCGAAGCCTGCCCAATCGAACTTCTTCATAAAGCGGTATCCTGCGCCAAAAATTGTGTTTATGCCTCCGCCGAAGCTGTCACCAAGTCCTGTCCAATCAACGCCGTTTATAAAGCTGTTCAGACCGTCTGTAAGCTTATCCACAAAGCTATTCAGCTTTTTCTGAATACCGTCCCAGTTGATGTATGCGAAAGCTCCGTTGACCTTTTCAGCCACAAGAGAGCCAACTCCTGCCCAATCGCCCGACTTAATGGCGTCTTTCATACGCTCCGCCCAATCAGGAAGCTGAACGTTGTCGCCGTTTATGGCTGAGTAATCAATGCCGCCCTCTGAACTGTCTGTATCGGACTTGCTCTGATCCGGTGCAACTCTTACAACGTCAAAGTCTGCAAGGTAAGTGTCCTGAGTTTTCTTTATCTTCTCCGCTGACTTCTGAGCCTGCTTTGTCGCCTGCAAGGACTTCTGATAGGTGGTGCCGAAAAGCTCAGAGATAAACGCCGCCACAGTTTTTGTCGCCGTCGCTACGCCCGTCATAAGCGTATTGAGATACGGCATTACTGTGTTCATTATCGGTGTGAAAGCTATGGTGAGGTTTGCTTTTATTTCGTTTAAGGACTTGGCAAATTCTTCGTTGCCTGAAACAGCGTTTGCAACAGCGGAACGTATTCCTTTCAGCAAAACAAGCACGCCTGCCATTAAGAACACTCTTTTTGCCGCAGATTTGAGCGAATGTGTAAACTTGCTCAGCGGTTTTGAAGTGCTGTCGATAGTTGTTTTAAGCCTGCTGAATTTGGATTTAACTGCGTCAACAGCCTTTGAGCCTGCCGAACGCATTGTCCTAAAAGCTCCTCCAAGAGTTGACTTCACCGCCTTGCCTGCAAAGCTTACAGCTGAGCCGATACCGCTTTTTATCCTGCCTGCAACAGTCTTTATTTTCTGCACGGCACTTTCAGCAAAGCCTGCGATAATATCGTCCATTTTTGTTGTCTGCTCTGAAACGCTTTCGGCTGACTTGTTTGCCGTTTCCGCTGCTGCCTGACTTATCTTCGCAGAACTTGATTTAGTCTTGTCCTGCATTTTCTGAACTATCTTATCCGTTAGTTCATTGACCTCAGCTTCGACCTTTGTAGTGTCATACTCAGGGTCATAGTTCACCTGAACAGTTTTAGGCTTGATATTATCTGTCTGCCCTGCCGCTTCCTGCGCTTTTTTGCCCAGCTTATCATACTCAGCCATTGCCTTTTCAACAGCCTCCTGCATACTCTTCTGAGCGATCTCCGACGCACTGCCAAAGCCCTCGTCTATGGCTTTAGTGGTCTTATCCATAGCGTTCTCAACAGCTTTCTCTGCCTGCTCTACTGGCTTTGAAAAGCCGTTCTGTATGCTTGCAGATATCTTGTCAAGCTGCTCCTGCACCTTGTTTTTTATCACAAGGTCAAGAGATATAACACCAACGCTTGCTCCGTCTGCCATTACTTATCACCTGCCTTTCCGAACATTCCCTTGAACAGCCTTTCAAAGTATCTCGCAGTTTCAAGCTTGTCCTGCTCTGTGAACGTTTCTCTTGCTTTCTGACTTCTGAATGCCGTCCATTCTGAGCGTATCTGCTTTTCATACCTGTCGAAATTCTTTATGATGTCCTTGTTGTCCTCGCTCCTGATACGAACTATCTGACCCAGCGGCGTATCGTGCATAAGCCCTGCAACGAGCCTGTACCAATCGCTGTAATGCAGATTTTCCTGCTCTGAGGGCAGGATATTGTACTGCTTTGCAATGGATTGTATGATAAGCTCTCGGTCATAATCAAGATCGTACCAGCTTTCTTCAAGCTTACTCTGCGTTTTCCTGCGGAAATCGAGCCTCTGTCTTTTCTGCGTCCTCGCCTGTTACCGCTGAGATAACAAGAGTGAAAAGCTGCTGATATGCTGCCCAAGGCATATTCATTGCCTCTATTTCCTTGTAGTCCTTTGATGCGAACGCAAGCTTGAAAACCTCGTCTATCATATCAAGGTCTTTCTTTTCAGCGTTCTTGTCGCAGATGTCAAGTATCTTCTTGACAGTTTTCTGCCTGTCGTCCACAGGGTAGACCTTGTCGCCTACTCTTATCTCAGGTGTACCTGTAAGAAGCTTGCTGTCGAGTGTATACATCTTTGCCATAGTTATTATCCTTTCTGTTTTTTGTGCATAATAAAAGCACCCCGATCTCTCGAAGTGCTTGACTTTGATATTTTGTTGTGATATAATATAAACAAGGAAGGGTACTGCATACAGCCTTACGGCTTGCGGTTCTCCCTCGATGATATGTTACAAAAATAACCGTCACATCTTGGTAGGAGGGCGGTTATTTTTTATTCTTATTATTGCCTGCAAGGTTGATTATGTTAATTAAAACGTTTATCAACGTAAGTATTTCAAGAATACTCATGCCGCTCACCCCCATTTCTGAGGGAAAGAACTGAACCGCCTACCGTTATATGCAGCACCCGAAGATATTATATCACGGGTGCTTTATTTTGTCAAATCATGTTTTATCCTGCCTCTGTAAACTCAGGCTTGCCGTCGGAAGCAAAGTCGAACGCAAGCGGCGCAACTGCTGTTGAATCTCCGCCGCCCCATTCTGTTACGCTGACAACGCCCTTGATAACAAGCTTTGCGCCGCTTGGAAAGTTCCACACAAGGGTTGTGGTCGCCGCAGCACCTGTTTTGAGTGCAAGGCTCTCAATGTAGTCATTGCCTGCGTCACCGACATTTCTCTTGCCTGAGATACTGATAGTGATAGACTTACCTGTGAGCAGACGTCTTGTCCACCCCTGCTGGTCAAAAGGCTTCCACTCCTCGATATTGCCGTCAATGGATACTGAAAAGCTCTCCATATCGGCAATAGTCACAAGATTGCTTTCGGTCGAGCCGTCACCGCCTGTCTTGTCTATCTTGAACTGGTTTTCATATACGGGATAAACTCCTGTTGTGTTTGCCATACTCATTCATTCCTTTCATAATATACTGTTGCCTCGATAACATATTCACACACACCTCGCTCGTCCCTGCCAACAGAAACAGGCTCTTTGCATTCAAGATACTTTACCGTAAATCCGTCACCCTTATACTGACGGATATCGGATAGGATATCAAGAACGCTTTGAGCCTTTATCTCTGCCTGCGTGGGAGTATCAGTCCAATGAATAAGCACCGAGATATGTTTTTCAAGTGTTTTTGTGCAGGCTTTTCCACCTATGCAGATACGCTGTGGCTTTGAGGTCTTTGCGTTGTACACGCCTATGCACTTGTCAAGGTTGCCGTCAATAATGCCTGCATACACGTCCTGCAAGTCAAGGATATCGCTCAGCATATCCGCTATGTTAAGTAAAGTCATACGCCTGTCCTCTTTTTGAACTCTGCCACAAACTCATTCTTAGCAAGGTCCTTTTTACTGCCTGTGATATATGGCTCAAGCCAAGCCGCACCTGCGTTAGGGTTATTGCCTTTCTGAAAATGATACTCAGGGTGATAATACAAACGTCTTGCCTGCGGAGAGCCTGTCACAAGACTTGCACCGCTTTCGTCAGCGTGGACAAAGGTCTGGTTATTCTGCATATCGCCTGTATCGAACGGCATTGTCTGAGCACTTACAAGGTCTGCCCTCACCTGCTCCATAGCCACCTCAGCGGACTTCACAGCGGCGTCCTCGATAGCTTTTATTGCCTGCATATCAAGCTTTATTTCAATGCCCACTATATCAACTCCAATCTTGTGTAATTCACCCTGCCGTCAGGGTCTTTGGCTTTCTCAGAGCCATATATCTTGTACGTCCTGCCGCCTATGACCGCATAGCCCTCTATAACAGCATTATCGGGGGCTATATCTCCGCAGAAAAGAGCCTCGCCTGACAAGGTTATAAGCTGTTTCTCTGCGGATAATTTCTGCCTTGACTTCTCAGAGTGAAAGCATTTGCCCTCAAATATGACCGTCTGCTTCTTTGAGCCGTCACGATTAAGTCCGTCCGTTCGATAGACCTTACAGGGCGTTTTGCATACCCTTTCAGGTACAAGCTGAGGAAACTTCATCACATCAGCCCCCTGTAACATAGTCCTGTCTGCATAAGCACATTGTAGACCTGACGTGTTGTGATAACGCCGTCAAGAGATACCACCTTTGACTTATCGAATGACATTGAAACTCCGCTTATGCTGTAAGCACTCAGAGGGCTTTCTAACAGCTCCGAATTGTCATAGATGAATTTCATCTGCAAGGCTGTGGAACGCTTTATACGCTCTCTCTGAAAGTCTGTGAAGCTGTCAATGCCCTCTGCTGTTATGCGGTTGAAAGTCAGCGTGTCGATATCGCTTTCAGCTCTTTGCCGAATAGCCGAGAACTGTTCTTCGGAGATATCACACTCAGGACAGATATTGCAAAACTCAGTAGAGGTGAGGTACATATCCCTCACCCCTTACTCACTGTACTCTGCTGTGTCAACGTCAGCGTAAATGCTGTCTATCTTTCCGTCCTTGCCGTTCGGGAAAGTGAAAACATCTGAGAACGCTCTGTTCTGATAGAGCCAGCCGTCACCCTTTGTGTGTCCGCCCGGAGCAAAGCTGTAAATGCTGTTGATCTTAGGCACTATCTTTGTGGTCTCAGGTGTTGCGATAAGCACGTTTATCTTGTGTGAGCCTGCGACCTTTTCATAGTATGTATCAAGTGCAGACTTGCTCGGTGTGCCTGATACCTTAGTGTAAGAACCGCTTGATTCGGTGTAATACTCCTTGCCGCTCACGATATCAGTATCAGCGGTCTTTACATAGCTTGCAGCGCAAGGCTCAAAGCCGCCGTCCTCAGGGTCAAAGTTGAAGCGGTCATAGAAACGCTCATCATCAATGACCTCCATGATAGGCACTCCGTCAATGTCGGTCACTCTTGTTCTAAGACCAAGTCCTCCCTCTGCGATCTGCGTCATTTCTATCTTTCGTGTGAACTTGTCAGACTGTTCCAGCAGGTCCATAATTGTGGAAGTCACATACATAATGAGCGAGCCATTAGACTTATATCTTCTCAGCTTGCCTGATGAAAGAAAGCCTTTGAGCTTATCGAACACGTTACCCTTTGTGTATGATGAAGCGGCTGTTGATGAGTGATAGCCCTCAAGCTCTGCCGCTCTCTGAGCTGTCTTTGAGAAGAACAGAGCGTCCGTTTCTGGAGCAGACTGTGTTTTCTCGAATACCTCTGAGATATTCTTGATAGACGCTGATGAGTTCGTTTCGTCAACGTCAGCCTTATCCACAAGGAACTCAACGTCACGGTCGTGTGTGAGTGTGAAAGGCACGTCCGTCTGAACATACTTACCTGTGTTCCAGCCGCCGTTTCTGTTGTGGCTCTTGTAGCCTGATGTTGACATCTGTGTGAAGTGGAAAGTCTTTGCGTCAAGCCACCTTACGTTCTGTGTGATGAACGGACTTGACAGTGTTTCCTGGATCCTTATCTCCAAGAGTTCGGGATTCCATACTTCTGCATAATTAAGATTTGGCATGATTCATTCCTCCTGTTTTTACTTGAATTTGTTCCAGCGTTTCTGCGCTGTTGGTTTGCTCTGTGGCTTCTTTTCATCAGTATCCGAAGATCCTGCACCGACCTTGAAGCCGCCCTGCTTTTTGCCGTCGGACTTTTTGCCGCCCTCGCCTTTCATATCTGGATACTTCTTCACCACCGCAGAAAGGGCGGCGTTGATATCCTGCTGACTGCCGTTTCTCACATAGCTTTCAGCCACCGCAACGGCGTCCTCGATACAGTCGGGCTTGATACCAAGCTGCATAGCGGCTATCTGAGTTTTGAGCCTGAGTATCTCCTGATCCTTTTCATCAGGTGCGTTCTCGGCACTGTCCTGCTTGTCGGGCTTATCCTCGTTTGGCTGTTCCTGCTTATCTTCTGCAGGCTTATCAGCACCCTCACCGTTCTCGTCAGCCTGACTATCGTCCACCGCAGGCTGTTCCTTGTCGGCAGAGTTCTCATCTGCCTTGTCCGCAGGCTTTTCCTCAGCCTTTGGCTCGTCCTTTTTCTCCTCGTGAGTATCGGGAGTTTTCTTCTCTTCCTCATCAGGGAGTTTCTTTTTCTCGTCCATTTTCTGACCTCGCTTTCTTAAATTTGTGTATGAAAAAAGCACCCGTTAAGGTGCTTAGTTCCGATGTTTGATTAGTCCATTGTCTGCCAATCTTCCGACAGCATATCTGCTTGACTTGCAAGCCAGCCAAGTTGTACGCCAGAAGTTCCCACAAACGCTAATGCTTTATTGCCCATATCCTTATGGTTTACATTTGTCACAGTACCATTAGGTGATTTATAACTAACATTAGTGGCAAGCTCAACATACTGTCCTTTGCCGTTCCAGCCTTTTCTTGCTATTTTCTTACCTCTCTTTGCTTCTTCGATCGCCTGTCCGAAATTCATATTTATCCGTCCTTTCTGATTTTGGGTATAAAAATACCGCCTCGCCGTAGCGGAGCGGTTAGATTTATAACTGACCGATATAATCCAAAATACTTTCGCACATCAAGCCTTCTTCATTTGGATTATAATTTTCATCCAAACAGTTCAAAGTCAGGTAATCACCAACTTTATCTTCTATGACATCAAGTTCATCATTTGGGTCAATACCAATAGAAACAAGAAACTCTTTTTGTTTTTCTGACATTATAATCACTTCCTTTTGTACTTGTTGATTTTGTTCTTGCCTGTTTTCCATATAGTTGCGATAGTTCCAGTTTGGGGATTTACATTAACAGTTGCTTTCTCACCAATAAATCGTTGGCTTGGTCTGCCCAAACTATCAATTTTAATTTCATCAATATACAGCGGGTTTATAAGTGCATCTTTTATATCATTTACAGAAACCTTTCTTTCGGAAGCTCGCTCTTCCATATGTTTTGAAAATTTCGTTACACCAATTCCGTTAGATGTTGTTAATTCAATTTTATCATCTTTTTCCTTTTCTGTCAAGCCGCCATACACTTTCTCCCTAGAATAATCCCTCCGCAGAACTTCGCTGTTAGCGTTTATAAAGGCTTTCAATTCCTGCTGTGCCTGCCTTACTTTCTTGCGGTAGGCTTTTGCTGTGTCGGGGTCGAGAGTGCCTGCCGCAAAGCGTTTTAGCTTGCGGACTTTCCGCTCCATTGCACGCTGTTTCTGCTCAAGCTCTCGCTGCTCTTTTATCTTCTCCGCCGGTATCGGCTCAGGTATCTGCGTTCTGCCGTGTATATACTGCGTCATAGTGTGACGGCAATTCGGGTGAAATAGCCCGTTCTTTACGGCGTATGACAGCAGCCAAAACCACTCACCGCAGTAATTTGATTTGCCCTGAAACTCGTCCTTTTCACCCTCCCATACTGTGAACACATCATCAATGTACACCTGCCCCTGCCAAGGCTCGCAGGTCTTTGAACAGCCTCCGTATTGTGACACAAGCACAGTATCATAGCCAAGCTCTGCAAAGCGTTTCGCCGCACCCTGCAACGCTGCCCTTGTGGACGTTGTCCTAAGAGCCATTCGCACATAGTCGGCAATGTTCACTCGCTTGCCGTCAGCGTATACGATACAGTTTATGCCCTTGTCGAGGAAGTCCCTTGTGGCAAGGTCGATAGCCTCGTTAAGCGTCATAGAGCCTGTTCCCATTGCAAGCTGTACCCTATTCAAAGTCTGCCTGTAAATATCGTCTGTCATTCGCAGAGCGGCTGTTTCAGCGGTCTTTTCAAGGGTGGTGACGTCTTCCATAAGCTTTGCCATTTTCTTTTCGTTCACGCCAAAGAAATGCTTGTCGGGGATAGGTGTTATAGGCTCGTCAGAAAGCTCCTGGGCACTCCTTTGTGCCTGCTGCTGACCCTCTTGAAACTGCTCCGTCATAAGCTGTCTTGTCTGATCGTCGATAACGTCAACGTACTCGTTCATAATGTCGAGGTTTTCACGGCGGAAGTTCTCCATATTTTTCAGTTTCTCAGCCTGCCAAGCAGACCATTCAAAGCCGTAACGCTGTTCCTCCGCCTTGTGCCTTTTGAGATTGCGTTTCAGTGAAGATATGAGCCTTAGCTCTATCTCCTCAAATATTTTTGCGATGTCCTTAAAATTAAGCGTACTCATCACCTACCGCAGTAGGCTCACCCTCTGTAAGCCCCTTTTCCTGCATTATCCGCTTGACCTCTGCGGCTTTCCAATCGTCCTCCTTAGAACTGCCCCACAGTTCCTCCACCTGCGTTTCAACTGACATAATACCATACGTGCTTGCCTTGCCCACAGTCTCAACTCTGCTGTCAAAGTCAGGTGCACCGTACTCGCCAAAGTCAACTGTCACCTCATAAGTCTCAGGGGCTTTGCCCTGCATATTGTCATAGGTCATAAGCACCGCAGAAACAAGCTGCGGCAGAGCCTTTTCAAGAGCCGTTGTGATAGTGTTTCGGGTGTTGCCTGTGACGTCTTTCTTCTCCCGTTGAGCGTCCGCACTTGACATTTTGCCCACATCTATGCCAAGCGTGGCAGGAGATACAAGCCCTTGCAGACACATAAGCAGGCAATTTGTATAGCTTGCTACAAACGCTTCATACTTGATATCAGGCTGAACTACTTCTATCTTAGGCGCTGCACCCTCTGCCGAAAGCGGTGGATCAATGCTTATGTAACTGTTGCCGAACTGGTTAGGCGCTTTAAGCTTACCGCTTGCAGGATCTCTAGGTATCATGCTTTCGGGAATATACTGCTTTACCCTGCCTGCTCTGATAGCGTCCCACCATTGTGAGATCACCTCGTCCAAAGCGTCAAAGCAATCAGACTTACCACCGTCAAAAATGCTCTTGCCTCTGTTTGGATACTTTCGTGATGAAAAGAATTTCAGCGGCACAGCCATTATATACTCGCCCTCAAACTCAGTTCGGGGCGGTATCTGTGCAAGGCAAGGCACGTTGTCCAAGCCGACCTCGTGACCGTTACCGTCATACAGACGGCTTTCTATGTATCCCTTGCCGTAATGCTCTTCAAGGTGAAATTTCTTTGAGCCTGCATAATGCACAGAATGAAAAACGACCTCGTTCAGCAGACCTCGTACAAAGTTATACTCCACTTTGTCAGCACCGATAAACTCGACTATTGGCGTATCAGAAAGCTCAGTATCCACCGATATTTTGAAAGCTCCGTCGCCGTCAACAAGTGCGGTAACTATCGCCTTGCCTGTCAGCTCTGTGAAGTCTATATGCTCGGAAATATTATCAAAATCAGCCTTTGCTTTGTCCCCTGTGACCTTGATATCGTCCATATCAGAATAGACAATGTATGAAAGTGTATCGGCGATTATTGCAGGCAGACCGCTATGTATCTTGCGTATCTTTTCATTCTCAGGGACGCTGCTCCAGAATGAATTTGTGCCTAAGTTAAGCTGACGAAAGAACTGTGAAAGCTCTGCGGCGTCACCACGATACCAAAGCTGTGACCTTATCACATCTGTCATAAAACCTGTTTTCTCTGTGATAGTTATGCTGTATTCGGGTGCAGGCTGGATATCAAGCCAGTTTCTTATCATATTTTTCACCTTGCTTCCTATGCTGAATTTAGTCAATCTTCACACTTCCTATCTTGTCACGATACGGCAGCCAGGCATACTGACAGGAATTGATAAGGTGGTCGTTGCCGTCCTCCGGCTCAGCCTTATCCTCTTTCCAACTGTATATGTTAAGCTCGCCTGCGTACTCCTTGCAATGCTCAAGGATATAAAAATCACCTGCCGCCAGCCAAGCTGACTGCAAGTGTATTCGGTCGATTATTTTCGTTTTCTTGAATGCCGGGATAAAATTATATATGCTGCCTGTGAGCCGTCCGAACTTCTGACATTCAAGTATGGTCGCCTGATCTGCGCTGTCGATATACACATCTCGTGCAAAGCCCCACGTTCTGCGGTTTTTCTCCAAGAACGCCGTGAATATTTTCGGTATGTCGGAGGGTGTGAGCGGTACTTGTCTGTCACGATTGTTATACACTTCCTCATCAAGAGTGACGCACTTTCTGTCAGCCGTTATGCCCACAAAGGTGAACGCTATGGTATCAGGTGAGGATTGCGAGTAAGCGGTGTCAAGCCCGGCTGAGAAGTACACATAATTGAAAGCTTTCGCCTGCTCTGCTGTCAAGATATTTCGCTTTTGCAGGTCAAACACAAGCCCTGTTGCACGTCCTCTCAGACCGAGTATCTTGTTCTTATACAGCTTTGTGCCTTTTGGAGCGGCAGCCATTTTCCGTTTGATATCATCATCAGTAAGTGAAAGATTATCACGAAAAGTAAAGAACCAGTACCGCCAATTGGGTACAGGTTCTTCTGTAAGCTCTTTCATTATCTCCGCAGGCACGTCACAGGCGTATTTCTGATACGGACGTGAGCGGTTGACAAATTCTTTGTACACAGGCAGAGAGGGGTCGTCAGGGTTAAGGGTCGCCATAAGGTAATCGTTACGGGTTGACATCTCACGGACAAACTCGATATCAGCGGTATTTATCTCGTCGATATACACGCAGCCGAACTGAGCGCCCAGCACCATTTCCCACTTATCCTTGTTGTCATATCCCAGAACATAGATTATCTTGCCCTCAAACTTGATATGCGGCAGTTTGTAGTCCTTATCACCGTTGCCGAAGTACCGAGCATTGGCGTGCAGGTCAAGAATGCCGTTATCCTGCTGAATGATAGTTTCCTCAGCCTTTCCCGTAGTCTTAGCGGCAATGACGTGAAGTTTCTTTCGGCTTGCCGACACCATACGCATGAACTTTATGCCTGCGCCCACAGTTGTTTTGCCGCTTGCGGTAGTCCCCTCAAGGAAGTCCGCAGACACACCCCGAACGCTGTTGATGAAGTCCATATACTTCTGCGACAGAGGAAACTTACTCGTCAAGCCCCTCACCGCCTATCTGAGCGAAAACGTCCGAAAGCTTTTCAGAGGTCTTGACCTCCGCCTGTATCTTAGCAACATACTCTCCTGTCATTTTATTGAGGGTATCGACGGCTCTGATACGGTCAGCAGGGTCATTCTTGCCGTCCTTAGCGATATCAGACAAGAGTGCCTGCCTCTCCTTTGCGGTCATTATACGCTCGTCCTGAGCTTTCTCGGACAATTCACGGATATACTCCGCAACACTAGGATTATCTAGGATTTTGCAAGCGTCAGCTTTCGCATACTTCTCGCTGTATCCTGCCTTTATAGCACTCTGAACGGTGTTGCCGCTCTGAGCATAGTATTCTGCAAATTTCTTTTGCCGTGCTGTCATAGGGGCACCGTCCTTTCTTTATGGTATGAAAAAAGCCCCGATTTAGTGGGGCTTTGAACACTCAATATTATTAATTTTATTGGTTATATTTCGATCTATCCAAAACAACTTTTAAATCGCCAAAAATAACCGTGGTTCCGTTATTATATATTTTTGCAATGCCACATATAGCATTTGTATCTCTTCTATACAAACCCTCAGGGTCATAGTAATCCGTAGTTTCAAAAAATCTGACTATATAAGGGTCTTCATTATATTTATTCTTCATATAATTTATCATTTTGTCATAACAAAATTGATATTTTATCGAATAAAATATATTATTCTGTTGAACTTCTTGAAGGGTTAATGTATCATCAAAATCATCTACAATGCTAACCTCTTGGGCATATTTATAGCCTTCTTTATGAATTTGACTATCTAACTGCGTTATAGTTTCATTGCGTAATCCTTCCACTAATTCTTCAAGTGCTGTTTTGTTGAAGTTTGATTCTGCTAATAAATAATCTTTAAACATTCCTTTTAGCTGATCTTCGCAATTACAACATATGCAATTTCCATTCTCAAAGCCATCATAAAATATTCGGCTTTTTGCCTGTTGTCCACATAAAAAACATTTTGTAGTAAGTTTATTGCTTTGATGTTCCTCCATTTTAAACGGTTTATTACCATTAAATTTGACTACCAAGTACAATCACTCCTCATAATAATATTTCTTAAATAATATCACTAATCAGAGCGAAAATCAACGAAATGCACCGAATTTCTATATACTGCATAAATAGCATTTGTATTTTTTATGCAGTATATCAAAAATTCGACATTTATGAACTTTTTACGACGCAACGCAAAAGCGACCGCAAAATGCAGCCGCTATGTTATTTCTTTCCAAGCTTTATGAGCTTGTCGTTTGCTGTTGTCTTACCTCGCAATACGAGTCCATCTTTACCGATCGTGCCGTGATGAGTCTTCGTTCTTTGATAAATATCATTTTTATCTGCTGATTGCATTCTGCCGCCATGAACTTTTTGAACAGTGGTTGCTCTTGAGTATTCAAACGAGATAGAACCGTCACCCTGCTTTTTAAAAACAGGTTTTGAATATCCATTCTTTTTAGCAACATTTTCGAAACGTTTCATAACTGTTCGTTGTTCTGACGTTGTACCACTAGCAACACCTATTCCGCTCGAACTTCCTCTACCACCCATTTATCCTGGCTCCTTTCCATTTATCCTGAAACGCTTTTATGTGTACAATATTCCCCTTGCATTCGTCTGGAACATTGCCGTAAAACAATATAGTTTCCGGTCTAAGTTTTTCGCACATAACCTCATAACCTGATATGAATGCGGCTTTTGCAGCATTGTCATTCTGTGTTCCTATAGATGATACTGCCACCGTGCCACCCTTAGGTTCTCCGTCAAAACACCATTTGAATGACTTTTCGTCGCTCCAACATATAGTTGGAATAACTTCAATTCCGTTATCTTCCCAAAACGCACCGAGCCAATGCTTGCGGTAATGATTGTATATCTGCATTGCTGTCGGAAAATCAGCATATAGTGAAAAATCAGGAGTAAGGACACATCTGAAACCTTTGAGAATATCAAGATAGGCGGTCGGATTGTTCCAAAGCCTGAGAAATTGATAATCATCAAGAAAGAAATGTACTCCCTTATTCTGCCTGTTCTTTGTCGTCTTTGCATAATTAAAGCCAATAAGTTCAGGAAAATCTGTAATCTTTGAGCCTGTCAGCTGAGGTATATCATATTTACCTGCACCAGCATAAAAGCCGTGCTGTAAATTTTCATAGCGTTGTTTATTATTCAATTCAGCACCGCCTTTTTTTGTTTTCCAACGCAAAAAGCACCCCATAGGAGTGCCTCTTGTGAAAATATTTTAAGGAGTTTTGTAAATGGTGGAGCAGATCTTAGCGGTGGCTCGCTCTCGACCTGCATAGCCCCTTACGGGGCTTAGAAAATTGGAGGTGACTTCAATGAAAGTACAAGTCTGAGGTACATCTACACTTTCCTCAGTTTAAATTATAACATAGTGAAAAGTCACAAACGTCACATTTATCATGTTTTTTGCAAATATCTTTGGATACGCATTTTGATACAGCTCTCTGACATTCTCCCACCGCTAACCTGCATAGCTATCTGCAAGTACGTCTTACCCTTGATGAATTTCAGCACGAACATTCGCCGTGTCTGACAGTCCTCTATCCCCTTGATAAATTCCTCCACAGCCCTCTGCTCACGCTCTAGCCGTGCCTGTTCGCACAGCAGTGAAAGTGTATCGCCACTTGGCAGAAAGCCGTCTATGCGTGTGCTGTGCGGCGTGTAGGACGGTGGAGTGCATACGCTGATACTGTCGGCAACATATTTGCCTGAAAGCTCCGCCTTGATGTCCTCAATGGCTGAGGCGTTCCTGCGGTAGGCTTTCAGGCGTGACATGGTCATAGGGTCGTTTCTTTCCATAGGCTATCCCTCCTCAATATCCAACAAGCTAAGCTGGTTATTTTTCATGTCAAATACTCTGTCACGCCATTCAACGCCGATATAGTCAAGAACTCTTCCCCAGCCGTACTTTGTGCCGTCAGCATCTTCACAACACTTGTTCATCCAGAAATCCCACTCTTTTTCATTTCTTTCACGAAGCCTGTCAAATCGGTGAGGGCGCTGTTCCATATGTATGCCGAAGCCGCACATTGAACAGCCTGTACGCTGAGCTTTTGTTGTGCAAAGCTTTCCGTCAAAGTCACGTTTTATCTCGCCATAGATTGTAGGCACAGGCACATTCAGGTCAAGTGCAAGTTGTAGCAAGTCCTGCCTTGTAAATATGGCAAATGGCGCTGAACGTATCGTGCTTTTGCCAAAGTAATTGCAGCCGTTAAGCATTAGCGATTTTTCACGTCTGCCACCCTCACTTGCCATAAGTCCTAAGAACGGCACACTCTTGTGTTGCTTTGCCCAATCATCACACGGCTTTTCTTTCATCCAGAAACAGCATTGTGATGATACCTTAAACGGCGGTATCTTCTAGTCAACGCCCTCGTTTTCATTTTCGTAACCGCCAAACAGTTCAAGCCAGCGCTGAGAAAGCTGCATTCTTGTATGCTTGCGAAAACCGCCATACTCTCCCGTTTCACCCGTTATGATAGCGTGACGAACTGTCTTGTTCTTGTCCGTAGGGTGTGCAAGCAGTTCTATTTTTGCGGCTGTTTCTTTTGATAGTACAGGAAAACCATATTCCCGTATGATATCTATTTTTGACTTGTATGGGCTTAACTTTATCACTCCAAGTTGCTCGTGTATCTGCTGAATAGATTTGTCTTCAAGACTAGATACCGATACACCTGGAACATAACTGAAACCACAGTAATCATGTATAAATTTCAAAAGCGTTATGCTGTCAAGTCCGCCTACCGATATGTGCGTATTCAGATTTCTTTTGTCACATTCACGAATGAACTCCCTTACTCTGACCTCAGCGTATTTGACCTTGAACTCATACGGCATTTTCTGCTTAGTTTGGAAAGCTGTTATCTTCTGTTCATTGTCTTTGGTACGCTCCTCATAGCTTTTCACTTTTATCCCTCCTCAAATCTCGGACATTCCGTTACTGTACACGAGTGTATCATACCGCCCTTTTGAGCCTCGTACATTCTGTGCTGACACGTCCTCCAACCCTCAACCGGACTGCGGTCTATGGACCATGCACATCCTGTGAGGTATTCTCCTGTTATCTTATCCTTTGTCGGTACTGCGTGGCGGCAGTGCCAGCATAGGGTGTGGTCAGTGTGTTTCATTCTCACACCTCAACTCTTCCAGCCTACAATACACCAACGTATTGCCACAAGTCTTGTCAGCGATCTCCGCCTGATAGAAGAACTGACCTGTCTTACTGCTCTTGCGGATAATGCACCCTGTCAGTTCGTAGCAATCAGAACCGTTGTAGCTCACCCTGCGTCCGAGACTCTTCTTTACTTCGTGTATCGTCATAGCTCCTCTATCCTCACATAAATGCCAGGTATGTCCGCCCAAAACTTCTCGCATATCTCACTCGCCACAAGCTGGTCGTCAGTCCAAAAGCCGCATAGTGTCATACAGTCCTTGAACATCTTCTGCAGGTTGTCTGTGTCGGGCTTGCTGATCTTGTACTCTCCGTCCTTGTGCTTGCCGTCATTAGGAAACAGCCACTTTGTTATCAGCCGTACGCCCTCACGGTATGGAGTGTTAAGGCTATACTTAGAAAGATTTGCTATTAGCTTTTCTTTTGCCGCCTTGACATCGGGTGGATCATAAAATATCGGCTTGCCGTTTCTCACTGCCACCTTATGTTCCTGCGCCGTAGCTGTCGGCGGTATCATTGCCATAAAAAATTCAGTCATCATCTTCCTCCTCGCATTTGAAATCTACTCCGTGCCACTTGTGTGACTTGTCATCATACACCAATGCTCCCGACTGTTTGACCATATCCCAAATGTATTTGAGTACCTGCGGCTGTTTCACGAGCCACCAAAGCGTGCGTGATTTTCGATAGTCGAAATCTTCATTAGGCAGCTTATGAAAAAGCGGTGGCATTTTCTTAGCTGCATTAACAACGTCTTGCCTTGCCTTACTTCTTGTTGCTTTCATCTGCGTGTGCTCCTCTCGTGCGTCATTATTCTGATTACTTTTTCGTCGGGGCAGTTTCAAGCCCCCGACAAAAAGTATTGTTTATAATAATAGATTTGTCTGTCCGTCCGACAAACTCGGTAATTTTCGATATTGTCCGACAAGAAAAAAGTTCGATTTTGTCCTGACACTTTTTCGATTTTTTCCTGTCTGTCTAAAGTTCAAAAATTCGATTTTGTCTTGTCTGTCTACTGAGCTTTTAAGCCACATTCTCCCTCTTCTATCCAAAAGCCACCATGCTCTTTGAGGTATCTTCCAACGGTCTTTTCGCTCTTTCCTATGTACTCCGCCAGCTCAGAAATGCGGCACTTGCCGTTCTCCTGCACACCGCTGAAAGCTGTTTCAATGCTCTCCTTGCGCTCCTTGCTGCGGTCTTCATTGGTCTTTTTCTTGCTGAAATTCTTTTTCCAATTCGGTGCGATGTCCTCTACTTCGCAGTCTTTAAGCACGCCCACGGTATCCTCTCTGTGAACAGGATAATCAAACCACATATTGAGGGGAGCAAACTTCGGGAACTCTCTCAGAGTACCCTCTATACGCCATGCCGTGCGGTTTCTTACTGCAAGCTTAGCCTTGTCTATGTCGGCCATCATAATCTTGTATGAGTTCGGGTGCAGGTACTTGTGTGTTATCTCAAGCATTTTTGACGGCGTAACAAGATCGTCCTGTGAACAAAGATCATCAGTATTTCTGTAAAATCTCCTCATCCAGTTCTCACAGATACGGCAAACAGTTTCGTCCTCCTGCTGCTTGTAAAGGCTGTCTGAGATGTCAAGCTCTGAAAGGTCAAGAAGTGCGTCAGGGTCGCGGGCGAATACTCCTGAACCGCTGGCTCTGTCCATTGAACGCTTACCGCCCTGTGCTCCCTTTGAGTGGTGGTGGCAGTATATGACCGCACAGCCAAGCTCTGTGCATACCTTGTCAAACTGGTTGCAAAAGTGCGCCATTTGGTCTGCTGAGTTCTCGTCACCTGTTATGACCTTGTAGATAGGGTCTATTATCACGGCAATGTAATTCTTCTTGCTTGCTCGGCGTATAAGCTTTGGTGCAAGCTTGTCCATTGGTACGCTGTGACCTCGCAAGTTCCATATGTCTATGCTGTTGAGGTTTTCAGGCTCTAGGTGCATTGCGGTGTACACGTCCTTGAAGCGGTGCAGACAAGATGCTCTGTCAAGCTCCAGGTTGACGTATAGTATCTTTCCTTTGGTGCATTGCCAGCCAAACCACTTGACACCCTCAGCTATCGCCACGCACATCTCTATAAGTGCATAAGACTTGCCTGCCTTTGACGGACCTGCAATGAGCATTTTGTGACCCTGTCTGAGAACACCGTCAATAAGTGGCGGAGCAAGCTCAGGCAGGTTGTCCCACTCAGCACTCAGGCTCTCAGGGTCGGGGAGATCATCATTGATACTCTCTATGTAATCTTTCCATTCCGAAAAACTCTCCTTTCCTATGTTCTTGTCAATGATGAACTGTTTCTTGCCGTTTCTCATAACGCCTGGCATACGGCTAAGTCGTGAGGGATTGCGGTTTTGTTTATCTATGTCAAGACCGCTTTCCTTGCAGACCTTGTAAAGAAAATCAACACGCCTGCGGTATTCATCATAGTTTGGAGCGTCTATCTCGACGATAGCGTGAACGCTCTTTCCACCACTGTATACAAGCACAGCGATAGGAAGTTCAAGCTCTCTCATCACAGCATTCTGCTGTTCTATAGGCATACTGTCGCTTTCAACAAGAGCATAGCGGTAGTCTGTTACATTCTCGTTCTTTACGCCCTTGCCGTCAAGAGGGTTGAAGCGGATCCATGCTCCGGCTTCTTCCTTGTAGTCGCCAAACACCGCACCAATGTCACCGTTACATTCGCCAAGCCTCTTGATAAGCTCCCCAGCCGTCCTGTCACAGCACCCCTTTGTGGGCAGATACTTGGTCTTGCCGTCCTTTTCGGTTTCCCACGTTTGCGTAACATAGCCCACGTTCTCCCCTGCCTCAAAGAGTGTTTCAAGATATGTGACTATCTCCTTGACAGGATCCCATTGGGCAGGCTCGGTGATCGGTATGCCCTCACCGCCGTTTACAAGGGGACTGCTTTCTTCTGCAACTATCTCGCCGTCCCAATCGTATGCCTTAAACTCATGGGGGCTGTATCCTCTTTCCTTTGCCATTTGCACGATAGTTCCTGCGGTCACAGGCTGAGCATTGCCGTTAAAGCCTTGCCACTTGTGTTCACACTCACCGCTGTGATAACGGCTGTCTGACCTCGACCAACTGTCCCAATCGTTCACAGAATAGCCCTCGTGCTTGAGAGCCATTCCCACGTTGACCCATTCTTGATAATCACAGCTTGCAGGGTCTATGTATTCAAGCATTTTAAGCAAATTTGTGTTATCCATTCACTTCTCCTTAGTTCTCAGGTGTGTATGTTTTCGGGTCGATATCTCTCGGCACTCTCCAACCATTGGCAGAGATACGGGCTATCATTTTGCTTGCACTGTCAAAGCTCCAAGAGCCAACGTGCTCAAAACCCTTGCTTTCAAGCAGCCGTATTTGCTTTGGAGTGGTAAGTCCTGCATTGCGGCGCTTTTCAAGTCGGTCAAGGATAAGCTTTGCCTTGCCTGCGTTGTCTATATCGTCAGGGAAAATGCCCAGCTTTTCAAGCTTTGCTTTCTGCTTGGCGGTAGCAGGAGCCCACTCCCAGCCAAAGGCAGGAACGTAAGAGGACAAGTCCTCAGCCTGTATTGACATTTCATACTGCAAAGGGTCAACGAGCTTTCTCTTGCGTGTTTTCATTTCTTTGAGCTGCTTTGCCAAAGACTCTTCACGCTGTGCCACAACGTCCTCGCTTGCCTGTTTTTCTGCCTCTTCGATATCTACTGCACAGCCTGCCTCATTGGCAAGGTTTTCGGTCATTTTCTCAGCGACCTCTTCATTCTGACAGATAAGGTGTGCAGGTCTGCAAAGCTCGTGGCGTTCTGTGTGCCACAGGAAGTCAAGCAGCAAAAGCTCTGTCTTTCCCTCGCAGAGTCTTGTGCCTCTGCCTACCATTTGACAGTAAAGCCCACGCACTTTTGTCGGTCTTAGCACGATAACGCAGTCAACTGACGGACAGTCCCAGCCCTCTGTGAGGAGCATTGAGTTGCACAGCACGTTGTATTCGCCCTTGTCGAAAGCTTCTAATATCTCCGCTCTGTCTGTGCTTTCTCCGTTGACCTCAGCGGCGTTGAACCCTTTGCTGATAAGGATATCACGGAACTTCTGAGAGGTCTTGACAAGCGGCAGGAACACAACTGTCTTGCGTTTCTTACAGTATTTGAGCATTTCATCAGCTATCTGATAAAGATAAGGGTCAAGTGCCGTGTCGATATCACTTGCCTTGAAATCTCCTGCCTGAGTTGATACTCCTGAAAGGTCAAGTTTCAGCGGTATGGTTATAGCCTTGATAGGTGAAAGATATCCCTCTTTGATAGCCTGCGGCAGGGTGTATTCATATGCAAGGCTGTCAAACACCGAGCCTAAGTTCTTCATATCGCCCCTGTCAGGTGTAGCCGTTACCCCAAGTACCTGAGCTTCAGGAAAATGGTCAAGCACTCTCTGATAGCCGTCTGAGATAGCGTGATGAGCCTCGTCAATGATAATGGTATCGAAGTAATTTTCCGAAAAGCCTTTGAGCCTTTTCTCACGCATAAGGGTCTGAACTGAGCCTACTACCACACGATACCAAGAACCTAAACAGCTTTGCTCTGCTTTTTCGGTGGCACAGCCAAGCCCTGTTGACTTCATAAGCTTGTCCGCCGCCTGGTCGAGCAGCTCGCCCCTGTGGGCAAGGATAAGCACACG